CTTGTAGGGGCTACGACGTTGATCCTTGGCGGGGCCATAGTCGCAATGGGTTTCACAATTATTTTAAGGGTGTACGGTTGAGCATCTTGGAAAAAATACTTTGGGCCGTCTTAATCAGTGGCATCGCTGGGCCGACGCTTTTGTTTGCGGCTAGTTCTTGGCTCGACCTGTCATGATTATGGCGTTTTTGTTGGTTGTAGTCGTAAACGGAGAGCCAATACCAGATCAATTTTTCTTTCGAGACGTTACCCGGTGTAATGCTTTTGCTTATTACGTCAGCACTGGCAAAACTAAGATTAACAACCGCTACCAGATGCAAGAGAATGTGACGGCCTACTGCATCCCGAAGCGGATTGCGGCAAACACAAAAACATGGGATTAGAATGGCAGCAAAAAGACTAGAAGACGGTAGTGAATACGCCGAATACGACGCAGATGGCGACGGCATTGTCACTGATGAAGAGCTAAACACCAGCAAAGAGCTTCAAGAGTTACGGTTACAGCATGAACGAGCCGATGCTCAAAGAGCTATGAGTTGGTTTGCGCTATGGGGGATGCTGCTATACCCAAGCCTTGTGGTTGTCAGTGAGTTCTTTGGGATGAACCAAGCTGCATCTATCTTGGGCGACATGGCCGCAGTCTACTTTGTATCCGTTGCAGGTATACTGGCTGCGTTTTTTGGGGCGCAAGCATGGTCGAACAGGAAATAGCATGTGGCAGATAGCGGGTGCTTTGGGCGTAGCTTTGGCGTTGACGGGCGGAGCTTTTAAGATGTATGCGGACAAGACTGAGGCTGAGAAAGAGGCAATGGCTACCAAGCTGCGTGTGTCGGCTGACAATCAGTTAGTGCTTGAGAACAGTATCAGCAGCCTGAACAGCCAGCTTGTGAAAGCCGAGGAGCGTCAGCAGCGCATACTGGATCGCGTAAACGAGCTACAAGCCGAAAACGCACAGGCCCAAGCAGAGGTGGAGTCGATCAGAAAAAAGTTCGCCAAGCACGATATGAATGTGCTTTCCCTACGCAAACCGGGTCTGATTGAAAACATCATCAACCGTGGCACCAAGGGGGTATTAAGTGATCTGGAAGCTATTACCAATCCTTCTGGTTAGCGGTTGTGGCCTTATCGGTCAAAAACCTTATGCGCCAGAAACAAAGCAGGTAGAAGTAGTCACTGTTACCGAGCCTGCCGCCGTGTATCACCCTGTCTTACCCAACGCCATATCGACTCTGCCTGTCGAATGGAAAGTGCTAACGCCTGATACTATGCAGGAGTATCTTGAAGACTTGGCTGATGGAAACGCGCCGACGAATGCCTACTACGGACTATCTACGAAAGGCTATGAGAACCTTTCATCAAACATGGCAGAGGTTAAACGCTATATCCGCCAAGTGCTCAATATTGTACAATATTATAGAAACTTGGACGAGGAACTCGAAGATGAGAGTGACGAGCGAGGAAGGGATAGCCCTGATAAAGAAATTTGAAGGCTGCGAGCTTGAGGCTTACCAGTGCTCGGCCAACGTCTGGACGATTGGCTACGGCCATACACGGGACATCAGTGAAGGCGATACCTGCACACAAGCAGATGCCGATGAAATGCTGGTCGATGATTTGCAAGAGTTTGAGGGCTACGTTAACGAGCTGGTTGATGCAGAGCTGACGCAAAGCCAGTTCGACGCGCTAGTGGCTTGGACATACAACCTTGGCCCAACCAACCTAAAATCCTCCACGCTACTCAAGCGTTTGAACGAAGATGACATGGCGGACGTGCCACACCAGATCCGCCGATGGAATAAGGCTGGCGGCAAGGTATTAGACGGTTTGATCCGAAGGCGCGAAGCAGAGGCGCTGCTTTTCCAAGGAGAAGCTTGGGAAAATGTCTGATCTTTCGCTCAAAGATTTTGAGATTCTATCGGAGCAAGATCAGAACGAAGCCTTGGCGCTGCTCTCACGCTATGACCAGATGGAGAAGCAGGACAAGTGCCAGAACGACTTCATCGAGTTTGTTAAGCATATGTGGCCTGAGTGCATCTTGGGCCGTCATCACAAAATCATTGGTGACAAGTTCAACAAGATCGCACAGGGCAAACTCAAGCGCCTGATCGTCTGCCTACCCCCTAGACACTCCAAGTCTGAGTTTGCGAGCACTTACTTTCCTGCTTGGATGATGGGCCGCAAGGGTGACACCAAGATCATCCAGACCACGCACACGGCTGAGCTGGCGGTCAGATTCGGCAGGAAGGTGCGAAACATAATCGACTCTGATGATTACTCTCAGGTGTTCCCAGACCTGCAATTGCAGGCTGATAACAAGTCTGCTGGCCGATGGACAACCAACCAAGAGGGCGAATCGTTCTACGCAGGCGTTGGTGGCGCAATCACAGGTCGCGGCGCTGATCTTCTGATCATTGATGATCCGCACTCAGAGCAAGACGCGCTGTCGCCTACGGCAATGGAATCGGCTTATGAGTGGTACACATCTGGCCCTCGACAGCGTTTACAGCCGGGCGGGACAATCATCATCGTAATGACTCGGTGGTCACAAAAAGACTTGGTTGCCAAGGTCTTGAAGAAGCAGGGTGATGACCACGCAGATCAGTGGGAGGTAATTGAGTTCCCCGCTATTATGCCCGAATCTGATACTCCGCTGTGGCCTGAGTTCTGGAAGAAAGAAGAGCTTTTGTCGGTCAAGGCTTCGCTACCGCCAAGCAAGTGGAACGCCCAGTGGATGCAAAACCCTACGGCAGAAGCTGGCTCTATCGTGAAGCGCGAGTGGTGGCGAAAGTGGGAAAAGAGCTGGGTGCCGTCATACGAGTACGTCATTCAAAGCTACGACACCGCCTTCAGCAAGAAAGAAACCGCCGACTACTCGGCTATCACTACATGGGCGATCTTTCAGTCGCCAGATGACAACGTGCAGGCGATCATCTTGCTAGACGCAAAGCGCGTCAGGCTAGACTTCCCAGAGCTGAAACGGCTTGCTTATGACGAATATAAATACTGGGAGCCAGACTGCGTTTTGATCGAGGCCAAGGCAAGTGGTACGCCCTTGACCCAAGAGCTTCGGCGCATGGGTATCCCAGTGACGGCCTATACACCATCGAGAGGTCAAGATAAGATCGCACGAATGAACAGCGTTGCGCCGATTTTTGAGTCGGGCATGGTGTGGGCACCAGACGAAAGTTTTGCTGAAGAAGTCGTTGAAGAAATGGCAAGCTTCCCGTTTGGTGATAACGACGATTACTGTGACTCGGCAACGATGGCGCTGATGCGTTTTCGTCAGGGTGGATTTTTGAGCTTGCAAGGCGATTACCCTGAAGAGGCTGAGTTTTTACGGCGTGACAGACAGGTATATTACTGATGGCAATTGAGAAAAAAGGCTTAGGCACTGAAACCGATCCTGATGTGATGCCAATGGGCAGCGCGATGGAGATCGAGCCTGAGATGACTCGCAACGACGAGATTCGCAACGCAGCCGAGATACTGGTTCGTGAAGAAGAAATCTTGGTCGATGATGAGATCGATGCCGAAGAAGAGCAAGTAGCCACCGACTTCAACGCTAACTTGGTTGATTTTATCTCTGATAGCGATCTGTCCAAGCTTGCCAGCGATGTCATCAACTCAATCAAAGCCGACAAAGAAAGCCGATCCGAGTGGGAAAAGACCTACACCGATGGCCTGAAGTATCTGGGCATGAAGTTTGATGAATCCAGAAGCCAGCCGTTTGAAGGCTCTACTGGCGTGATTCACCCAATCTTGGCGGAATCTGTCACGCAGTTTCAGGCGCAAGCATACAAAGAGTTACTACCAGCCAAAGGGCCAGTTAAGACCGAGATCGTGGGTGTACGCAGCCCAGAGGTTGAGATGCAGGCTGGTCGCGTTCAAGACTTCATGAATTACTACATCATGAACATAATGCAAGAGTACGATCCAGAGCTGGATATGCTGTTGTTCTATCTGCCGCTGGCAGGCTCTGCATTCAAGAAGGTGTACTTCGACACTGGATCAAACCGTGCGATGAGTAAGTTCATCGAGCCTCAAGACCTTGTAGTGCCTTACGAAGCGCCTGATTTGTTCTCTGCTGAGCGCGTTACTCATGTCCTTAACATGAGCCGCAATGAGATCAAGAAGCAGCAGCTTATCGGTTTCTACGCAGACGTTGAGTTGAAAGGCGGATCTCTCAGCTTGAGCCGTAGTGACATAGAAGAGCAGATTGACGAGATCGAGGGCATGGAGCCTTCGTACCAAGAAGACCGCGACCACGTTGTGTTTGAGACGCACACCATCCTCGACATACCCGGCTTTGAGGATATGGGCGAAGACGGTGAGCCTACGGGCCTGAAGCTGCCGTACATTGTCACGATTGACGAGCAGAGCCAGAAGGTTTTGTCGATCAGGCGCAACTACATCGAGACTGACCCTCGCAAATCTAAGATCAACTTCTTCGTGCAGTACAAGTTCTTGCCGGGGCTTGGCTTTTACGGTCTGGGCTTGAGCCACATGATTGGCGGCATTTCCAAGTCAGCCACGTCTATTCTGCGCCAACTCATCGATGCGGGTACGCTGGCTAACCTACCAGCAGGCTTCAAGGCTCGCGGTATGCGTATTCGTGACGAGGACAGCCCACTACAACCGGGCGAGTTCCGCGACATCGACACCACAGGCGCGTCATTGCGCGAGAACTTGATACCGCTGCCGATCAAAGAACCCAGCAACGTGCTCATGCAGCTCTTAGGGCTGCTTGTAGAGTCTGGTAAGCGGTTTGCGTCGATAGCTGACATGAACGTCGGTGATATGAACCAAGCCATGCCAGTGGGCACCACAGTGGCTCTGCTGGAGCGTGGCACCAAGGTTATGAGCGCCATACACAAGCGCCTGCACTACAGCCAGAAACTTGAGTTCCAGCTTCTTGCCAAGGTGTTTGCTGAGTATCTACCGCCCAACTACCCTTATGTTTCACGCAATGGCCCTCAAGAGATTATGGGTCAGGACTTTGATGGCCGAGTTGACGTCATCCCCGTATCAGACCCCAACATCTTCAGCCAATCACAACGCATCACGATGGCTCAAGAACTGCTGACGATGGTGCAGTCTAACCCTGAGATACACGGGCCGCAGGGCATCTATGAGGCGTACAGGCGCATGTACTCGGCTCTCGGTGTTGATGATGTGGATAGCCTCATACAGCCGCCCCCACCGCCACCGCAGCCCATGCCTGTGGATG